TGATAACTTCGCCGTATTTTTCCCAATTGCCGGTGAGTTCGTTGAGCAGGTTGACGCCGGCACGTAGTATGCCTTTGTTCTGCTCACCCATCTCCGACATCATGATGTTGTAGTTGTTACGCAGGTTACGCAGCTTACCGCCCAAGGTCTCAAACTGACGCTCCTGCATATTGAAGAACTTACCGCCTTCGCGGTCCAGATCCATGATGACTGCGTTGACATCCTCGAATGAGATGTCACGCTTTGCCATACGTTTGAACACATCCTTACGTGTGACGTGTTCCGCGGCACGGCCGGCACGCTCCTCTGCGTCGGCGAGACGGTTATAACGGTCTGCCAAGCCTCCGATCATATCGATACCGGCGGTCTCAAACTGACGGTTCTGAATACCGGAAAGATAGCCGTATGAACGGGTGTGACCATAAGCCAGGATGAGTCGCTGCACGTCAACGGAGAGACCGGCGCCGATATCAGACAGGGCTTTCATCGTGCCGTACAGATCCTTTGTCTCGATACCGAAGGCAGAGAGCTGACGTGTGGATTTCATCAAATCCTGGAAGGTGTACGGTGACATCTGTGACATATCACGTATGGTGCCGTACAACTCGTTGGCCATCGACGCATTACCGATGATAACCTCGAGAGAGCGTTTCTGCAGTTCCAGCTCACCGGTTATTTGTGCCATCTCTGATGCGAAACGGCCGACGGCGTAAATGGACAGGTAACGCCCCATCATACTTTCAAGCTGACTGATAGCCGATGACTGCTTGTTTGTCTCTTCATTGGTTCTGCGCGTCTGCTCCTCCTGTTTCTTCTGCTGCTTCTCAAAGTCACGGCTGGCTTTCTCGGCCCGGCGGGTCGTCTGTTCCAACTGCTGCAGGCTTCCGTCTGCGAGTTTAGTCTGGGTGATGGTGCCTTTGATATCACCGAGTTCCTTCGACATATTACCCATGAGGTTGGAGCCTGTCTTGGTACCGGTACTCTTGAGGAAACGCTCATACTCGGTACTCAGGTTAGAGAACTGCTTGGTGAGCTGCTCGATCTGATTCATGAAAGTCGAGAAGTCATCTGTCTTCAGGGCCGTCTTGACTTTCTCTATTTCATTACGCAGGTTAGTAAAGAACTGCTCGACATTCTGGGCTTTCTTGCCGCCGAATGCAGATGATATATTCTTCGCAATATTCTTGAAATCGTCACTTTGGATAAACCTCTTGAAATCCTCGAATCCCTCAACAGCGAGAGTGATCGTGGTTTTTTTTGATATAGACTCCAAGATGGTCTGTATCTGTTCTAAAGTTCTCAGGGCTGTGCCCTTTATCTCGGTTTCAAACTGAAGAGCATCCATATTATCGTGTTTTGTTGTTTAATTGTTTCAAATGTAAGGATAGTTTACTATGAAATTGGTAATCATCACAATAAAATATAAACGTAATAAACTGATTTTACCAAATAAAACAAATAATGGAGACCCAAAAGCCCCCATTATGTATGTCAGATTTTTTTCTTCTCTCCCGTCTGAAGAAACGTATTCATATCAATCGAGATACCTTTTCGCTTCTCTTCCTCCTTGCGGGCCTTCCATCGTGCGTAATCACGAGCGGCTTCCTCTGCGGTCTTGGTATAACCTTTTTCTCCGGGCTTGGGTCTCTCTTTGTTTGCCTTGTAAACGGTGAGCGGGAAGTCTGTGTATATGAGCTGGATCTGGGCCGCTGTATGACCCCATGTGTAGCCCCATTCAGGCACCTCCCATATCCCGAAGAAATAGCGGGACATCAGAAGGTGCTGACATTGCTTACGGTCTAAGTAGGCTGCTCCGTACTTTGTGCGAGAAGGGTAGCTTCTACTTCCGCCGTCCTCATCTGCATCAGCGTATCCCTTGCCTCGGTCAAGGATATGGTAGTCCTGTAGAATTGCATCAGCGGAACTTTTTTTTTACCGACAAGAAGTATCGGTTCGAGCTGTATATTGTCATACTGCCTGATATAATAGAACCACCTCCATCTGATCCAATACCAAAAAAAGAGTTTCCAATAGCCGTCAAGGGTGATGATTGCAGCGGCTTTGCAAGCCAGCTTGTTGTCTTCAAGAATCGAATCTAAAACGTCGCTTCCCGTTGTTTTTTGCTCCTTTTCCACGTTTTTCTTGTGTAGGAGCAGGCGAGTCAGTCTTGTCAACTGGCCGTTTTTCAGCCACCTGATCTTGTATTTTTTCTTCGTGCGGAGTATTGTCACCTCCGTTGCGTCGTTGTTTGTCAGAGACAGGAGTAGCATCTGCGCATCTATCTCCGGCTGTGTTATTTTCGGTTCCTTTGCCATAATTTGTTTTCTCCAAATATGTTTGCAGTCTCTTTTCGATAGCCGCCGAGACTACAGCGGTGAATTTTTCAAAGTCATTGGATTTTATAGCGTCATTGACACATACTATACCCTTGGCATTCATGATGGTTTTCTCCACATCTGCAAGTGGCATAGTGTTGTCGGCATACGACGTATTGTTGGCTGTCTCAACAGCAGATCCGTGAAAAAGCTGATAGTAAGCGAAGAGATATTGGTTGTAGTTCTTCCAATCACGGTCCCGGGTAATGGAACCCAGGATGTTGGCGGGGAACAAATCCCATACATTCTCATATGTTGACTTGAGCATAGGAGTGACGCCATGACCGAGGGATATCCATGTATCCTCTGTTATATCTACACCAAATAACTTCGCTAAAAGTTGGGTTTCTTCCTTACACACCCATGCGAATTGTGAGAAATCCTTAGGAAGTTTCATATACTGCTTGTACAGGCACGGACCTTCTTCAATAAAGAAATCCGACTCCTGCATCGGCGACACAGGAAACATATCATCATTTGAGTATATGAAGCGCTCCTGCAGCCCGGGTATGCGATGCAAGAACATCTCGATGGTGCGGCTGTTGAAGGTGGGCAGGTACTGAGGCGGTATAAACTCGTGATGATACACGACATGGATACCATAGTTATCCATCCATGGTCTTTTCTGACTCTCGCGGGCCAAGAGGATATGTATGGTGCCGACAAACGGCATGAAAGCTCTTATGCAACGCACAAGCAGCTCCTCTGTTCCCATACTGCGCCAACGTGTGACGTTGTTATTGGAGTCGTATTTAATCCAATGACACTGACGGAATGAATCGCGCCATTTGAGGTCGTTGTCGAAGACCATCGGGATAATATAATCTATCTTCATACCTGCGGATAAAAGGAAAGACGGCACAGGCTGTAACACCTATACCGTCCTTCTGGTTGATGTTTAGTTGCCCTCGCCGGTAACGCCGTCGAAGATACCCATTGCATCGGGAGCACTTGATGCGGCGTTGGAGCCGGTCAGGGTGATACCGATAGGCTTTGCGGTGTCGGCGGAGTCGAATAGGATGGAAGCCATCAGCTTCACCTTCTTGATGGCGAACATCTGATTGGCCTCATCGTTCAGGGCTGCGATACCAACTGAGAAAGCCTTCTGGGTCTCAGCGAAGGTGTAACCCGCTGACGGAGTGAACTTGTACTCACCGGCACCGGCGTTGATAACAGCCTTGCCGAGAGCTGTAGAACCGACATCAGAGATGCTCTGGAATCCGCAAGCGGCCAGAACGTCGTCGTTGATGGTGGGGATGAACAGGTTGATCTCGGTCTCACCGGGAGTCATACGGCTGGTCCAGTCGCCTGCGATGCCGTGAACCTTGTAGTGGTCGATGCTCGGTGTTCCGCCGTTGTAGGTGAAACCGCCATCCTGAGCCACAGGGAGTTCGAGGATATCGCCATTGGCAGCAGACTTACCAGTCATATCGAAGTTATCACCAAAGCCACCTTTGATGAAGAACAGGTGGGATATACCCACGAATGCCTTGTTCTGATAATTAGCTACTTTGCTCATAGTTGTATTGTTTTGAAGTTAATCGAATTTCTTACCTCGTATAGTGAACGAGATCTGCGTTACCTGATAGCCGTAACCATCTTCTCCTTCCATCATTATCTGCGGCCGGGTGGCTGCAATATGCTCTCCGGAGATAGGGAACTTCTTTATGACTGCATCAACGACATCAGATTGACTCTCGATATTGAGGGTTCCGTCATCCTTGGCCTTGCAGAAGACAGTGATGGTTCCATAGCACTGCGGCATATTGGTCAGGTCGCCTGCAATGAGGTTGCGGAGCCTCGAAGCGAGATTGATGACAAGAAAAGTCTTCAGCTCGGTCTTGGTCTGCTTGGGACGACGACCCAAAGAAACTTTTTCTGCGACTTCCTTCATCGGCTGACAAAGATCATCGTAGATGAGATAGAGCGGAGTTCTCTTCTTTTCTGCCATAGTCGTCAATTGTTGATACATAAATAAGTTCTCGCTATTTTCTGAGCCTCAGCGTAGGTTGCCAATATACCGGTGGTGTGACGAAGTTTCTCAATGAAATCCGCATACTCAACGGGATAAGCAACCACGATATCGAAGATATTCTTGCCTTTCGGCCGGTAGGATTGGAAAAACCTTACGGCATCTTCTTCTCCCCATCCTCTGTTCGTCTCGACAGTAGGCACGTAATTGGATTTCGTGCTGTCATAATCGGGATCGAAGTGATATCGTCCGGAGCGTGTCATCTTAACCTGAATGGCAGGCTCGAGATATGATTTCGAGTAGTATGCGTATTTGGGCAATCCTTCACGGTACAGACCAACTACAATCGAGTTGATAAGGTTTCCGGTGAAGTTATGTGCTCCAGGCGCATTCTTACGTTGTTCTATCGCTTCAAGACAAAGCTCACTGCAATACTGAGTACAACGCCTCTCGATCTCATCCATCACGGCCTTACGGAAAGCCTTGACTTTCTGAGCCGCCTGATATGGGCTAATTCCTGACATACTTCCATAAGATGTGAGTTCCGAGATTACTCGGACGGATATCTATTATCTGTCCGTATTCAGTGTAACCGAATTTATGGAGTTCAATCTTGTCGCCCTCGCGTGGGATATTCTGCTCCGTCCACTCATCCTGTTTGAGAGGCAACGCGAGATTCCTATATGATGCATTGACGTCTCCGTTGTCTGATGTAGTGTCACGGTTGTATCCCCTGCAAACACCTTCATACAACACGACAACCTCCGAAGAGGGTTCTTGTTGTTCTTGGTTCTGCTGTTCAACCTCCTGCTCTTCCTCGTCGGCCATCGGGTTATCAGTCATAGGGTCGTCGGTGACGGTACCCGGCTGATCGCTCATAGGGTCGCTCTCAGGACGTCGCAGGATACGACAGGTATGAGGGAAACGCGGATTGTTTACTCTTGCCATAGCGGTTATCTCGAATATTTCCTTATCTTACGGAACCCCGTGCCCTTGAACTTCCATTTGGGAGCCAAGGTGTCAACGCGCTGGTCGGTGATACCCCATTTCTTCAACAGGTCACGGGCCAACAGCAGGAACTGCTGCATCTGCAAGGGAGACCATTGCTCGCTTCCTTCCGAATGTTCCCAATCGCCGTCTTTGTCTGTCACGCGCTGTGACGAGACGGGATTCATCGCGATACGGATATAGAAGTAAGCCTGAGTCAGATCCTTGTCTTTCTCCGTGAGATTGGAGAACGGGGTGCCGGCATCAACACCTGCGTCGGCGAGGACACCTTTGACGGTATCCTCACTGACGTTGGCGTTGGTTGACAGGCCACGGATATAATCCTCAACGCTGTAGACTTGTGTCTCGTTCTCGGCCATCGGTCAAGGGTTTACGCCTGATCCTTCCAAACGGTTACGATACCGTGGTCGTTCACGTTGTTGAAGACAGGACCTGCGAACAGCTCGCAGTCTACAACATTCTCGATAGGACGCTCACTCCATGAGTTCAGGACTGCGATGCGGTCCTCAACAAATGAGTAGCGGTCAGAAGCGGTCAGACCACCGGCCTTCACACGGTCAACGTAGACGCTGTTCATGCACTTCATCTCAAAGAGACGATACTGACGTGTGGCAGCGACAAGGTTGTGCTCGTCGAAGGCAGGAGCATCAGCGACAGGCTTACCGTCCTCCTCGTGACGTGACTGGAAATCAATCACCTGGAAGGGCCAGATCTTCATGTCGTTGTGCATCCATGTGAGGACGTCGTTGCGGACAACCTTCACATCATTCGGATGGAAGAAGTTCTTGTTGGCTGTGTAAGCCTTGACAACACTCGGATGAACCAAGATCATGTCAAGCAGTCTGTCAGACAACTTCCAGTGATCAACACCGAGATTACGGGTCTTGGTGTAATATCTCTGCAGGAAGAGGAAGTCTCCGATAACGTCGGCGTCGGGATTCGGAACGAGCTTAGGCTCGGCTCCGGAGGTATCCCAAATGAACCAATCTTTATCGGGAGCCACGAAGTTCTCGTCGGGGATCTGGAACTTGAAGTCGAAGTGATAACCATCGACAGCAACATCATGAATCTCTCCGGTTGACATAGCCTGCAGGGTCATATACGAAAGCTCGTTATGTACACCTCCGAGCATATTGCTGGAGTTCTGAATGAAGGCATCGATGATCTGATCACCAAAGGTGGTGTTATTCAGGTTGGCGACACGACGCAGTTCGATCAGGTCATCCTGATCAATCTTAAAGCCATGACCCAACTTGGGCAGTGTACCTCCGTACATCTCCCAACCCTGAGTAGCACGCTGCGGCTTCTCGGAATGGGTACCGAGGATGCTGGCACGTACCAGGATAGGAGTCTTCTTGACACCCTGCTTCCACTCTCTCTCGTTTGACGGCTGTCCCCACGAAGCAAACTGACGCCATATAGCATTGTTATACTTGGCGTTGACAGTATCGAGGATCAGACCGAAGTTCTCAGCGTCTACAAACTCATGCAGACCTGTAAGTCCATAAAGTTTTTGGTCTCTCATAATCTAATCTCCTTTAAGTTTACTTGCGGTTTGAGAAACGGAAATAGCACTCGTTGTCGCGGAGGGCCTTCTTCAGACTGGCGGTCAGAGGGGGCATACGACGCTCCAATACGGGCTTCTCCATGCAATTCCAGATGTAGTCAATGTCGATGGCGTATGCCTTATCGCCAAGAACATTGTCGCAGTAGGTCAGACCGTTGGGCAGAGCCTTGATCTTCTTAACCTCTGCAGATTTAGCCTCAGCCAGGACATCACCCTCGGCGATGAAGGCGGTGCTTTCCTCAGCTACGTTATCCATGGTCAGGATGTCGTAGTCAGGAGCGCTGGCGTCAACAGCAGTTACGGTTGCGATGTTGGACACGGCCTGAGTCAGGTCGTCACCGACAACCAAAAGCTTCATTCCAACTTTTGCGATGCTTCCGGTCTCGAACTTCTCGACCTTTACTGTCTTTGCGTTGACATCAACAGCGAGCACCTTAAAGGTGTAGATAGGAATGATGGTACGTGCCTGCTCGTCTGCGTATACCAAGGTACCGGCAGCCATAGCAGCACCGTCAAGCGGCATCAGTGCCTTGTCGCAGGAGAAACCGCCGACGGCTATGATGGGTTTGCCCTCGTAGCACTTGCGGACACCACCGAACTTGTCACTGAACTTAACGTAGTTGTTAATAGTTCCTTTTGTGTTCATTTTGTACGAATTTTTTTGTAAGACAATCTCGTTAAAGAAGGCTTCTGTTAGCAGAAACCTTTCTCCATCTCGGCGGCATAATTTTTGTTGTCTTCAACCTCCTTCTTCAACCTCTCAACTCTGTCCTGGATAGTTTTGGTTATACCTTCTCCTGTGTTACCACCACCCGAACTTGATCCGCCGAAGGGCTGACCGCCGTTGGGGTAGCGACGCTTATACTCGCTCTCGTACTTTGCCCTCACCGTAGCCTTGAGATCTTCAAGTTTAGGATCGTCACCGTAGTCGATGTAAGTAGCGGAATCTTCAATAAGGTTCTTGATTTCAACAGGAATGTCGGAACCCTTGCGGGCCTCCTTCTCCAAATTGGTGAGGTAGTCGATAAGTCCGGCCTTGACTGTGTTTCTGACCTCGGTTTTTTTCCGGGCTTGCTGTGACTTGAGGAAATCAGAGAATTCTTTGCTGAGCTTACCGAATTCGCTATTCTCTCCGAGTAGACCCTTCAGCTTCTCATCAATGATCTTGTCGATATCCTTACTGTCGCCGTTACCGCCGTTGCCACCGCCGTTGTCATCCTTTATTTCGGGATGCAACTTCTTGAACTCCTCCAAAGCCTTCTTCTTCTCATCCTCGATACGCTTCAGAACATCTGTCTCATGTTGAGCTGCGTAGTCGGTCTTGTATTTCTGAGAGAACTCAGCTTCGTCATGACGCTTCTGGCCGGCATACTGCTTGAGCATATTGACCGGGAGCAGCCATGTCTCGTCGGTGATCTTGGAATCATCTGCGAAAAGAGGGAGAACTGTTTCGGCGATACCGTCGAAAGTTTTGTCACTGATAACCTTAGCATCGTCTTCTCCGATGCGGGTTCTAAACTGTTGAATTAGTGCTGTTTTTTCCATACCAATTACTTAATTTGTAAAGATTTTTCGCCAAATTAATGCTGATATGGCTGTTGTAAGGAACTTTTATTTTGGTAATGTTGCATTTTACCACAAAAAAACACCCTATGAACGCTTAAAAGGAAAATATCTTTGTGAAAAATGTAAATAAATATGAATAGCACGTCTGATTACACGGGGCTGAAGACAATAGATGGAAAAAACATCTATTCGCACGATTATCTGCAACAGCTCCGCGAGACCGAAGACTTCGGGAAGAAATCCAAATTTTTCGTTGCACAGCAGGGCGCTCAGGAGAACGGATTGAGCGGCGTTGCTGACATCACCGTGTTCGGTGGGAACCGAGGCGGCGGTAAAGCCAACCCTTATTGCACACCGGTGGCCACCCCGTCGGGATTCCGCCGAATGGGTGATTTGGAGGTCGGCGATCTGATATGCACTCCTTACAACGGCGTGCAGAAAGTAAGTGAAATATTCGAGCAGGGTGAAAACACCGTTTATGTCTTTCATTTTGATGACGGCACCACATTGAGTTGTATGGATAACCATAGATTCTGGGCCCGCACATCTCCGACGGAAGACTTCCATGAGATGACCGCTCGAGACATCATGAATCTTTACAAGATTGACATTCCTTATCCGCTGTCACTGCGTAAGGCCGGCTCGCCGCTTGTAGAAATTCCTCTGTGCGGTGAGGTGGAGCTGAACGAGAAGATTACGCCTATCGACCTGCCGTTACATCCGTTCCTGCTTGGATGGACCTGCGCACAGGGTACATGGAACTTCTCAACAGCAGGACTGAATGTCGGCAACAACCGTTTTATGGCCAAAAAATTCAAGTTCATGGGATATAAGATCCGCAAGAACATGGATACCGGCTATTACTTCCTCAAAGGTCTCGATGACGATAAGAGACGTAAATTCACGTGCTGCCGCCAAGAGGAGCTGGCGTGCATCCCGGCTGAATACAAATATGCATCCATACAGTCACGATGGGAATACATACACGGGCTGATGATGAGAAACGGTCGGTCGAAAGACCTGCATCCGTTCGTAGCCATGCCTAACAAACGCCTCATCGAGGATATAGCCGAAGTGGTGCGCTCACTCGGTATATGGGCACGTGTCACACAGATAGAAGACGAGCCCACCAAGATAGGATGGTGGAAAGTTACGATGGTGGCACCGGATAACAAGGAGCTTATGACACATCCTTGCTACCAGAAGGCGGCACTCATCAACGCAGAGAAGCCAAAGAGCCCGAACTGCAGGAATATCCTCACCAAGAAAATCCAATATATCACCAAGAGTTCAAAGAAGCAGAATTGCCGCTGTATCACCGTCACCGGACGTGACCATCTCTATATGACTGACGCCTACACCGTCAACCATAACACCATAACGATGCTCATGGAGCCAATCTATGACATTCAGAACAAACACTTCAACGGCATCATCTTCCGTAAGAACAAGGATGACTTCGAGAATATCATCAACGAGAGCAAGCGTTGGTTTACAGGATTGGGCCGATACAACAAGTCGAAGGATGATATGACATGGAACTTCAACACCGGCGCCAAACTCGGCCTGACCATATATGATATGCCGATGTCGGATTTCGATATCAAGTTTCGTGGTCAACAGTTCGCATATATTGGAGTCGATGAGTTGCCGCAGATGCCGTTCGAGATGTTTAAATTCCTCATGACGGCCAACCGAAACACCATCGGAGTACATTCACGTATGCTTGGCACCTGCAACCCTGATCCTATGTCGTGGTTGCGTAAGTTCATCGATTGGTGGATAGGTAAGGAAGACACTATATACTCCGATGGTCTGATGCACCCTGAACGTAAGGGTTTCGCTATCCCCGAACGTGACGGCAAGATACGTTACTGCTATATGCCGGATGACTCGGTGGATAACATCATATGGGGTGATACACCTGAGGAGGTCTATGAGCAGTGTAAGGAGATGATCGATGACGCATGGGACCCCGAATGGGAGCAATACGGATACACCAAGACTTCATTCTTCGTCAAGAGCGTGACCTTCATCAAGGCGTCACTCAAAGACAATAAAGCACTTCTCAAGAACGACCCGGCCTATATAGCCAACCTACTCAACCAACCGCCGGAAGTCCGGGCCCGTGAGTTCGACGGCAACTGGGATATCATAAAGATGGGCGATGACATGATACAGGCCCATCACCTTGATAAAGTTTTTCAGAACGCACAGATGCTCGGTGACCGTATCAAGCGTGCATCTTGTGACGTCGCCGGTGACGGCGGTGACAACTGTGTCACCTGGCTGTGGATAGGATGGCACGTCGCTGATGTATATGTGTGCCGCCGTGACCCTCTGACTACAGCATCACTTATACAGGCGAAGCTGGAGGAATGGGGTGTGCTGCAGGAGAACTTTACCTATGACCTCAACGGTATGGGCCAGGTCCTCAAAGGTGCGTTCCCGCGTGCCGTGCCGTTCAATAACGTTGAAGCTGTGGCAACACGGGACAAGAACCTCTATGACAACAAGAAATCCCAATGTGCCTATAAGTTTGCCGAGCGCACACAGCAGGCTGGATGGAGCATCGAGCCGACATTGCTGCAACGCAAATACAAGATTGGCAAAGAGACAAAGACACTGTACGCCATTCTGCAGACCGAGCGCAAATGCGTCAAGCAGGATATGTCAAAGGCGGATAAGGGTTGGTGTCTGATACATAAGGAGCAGATGAAGAACAAAGCCGTCGTCGGTCACTCACCCGACTTCTTCGAGGCCTTGTTCGAGCGTGAGATATTCGATATCAAACACTCGCAGGTTGCAGTTCCGTCCTGGTTGCAGAAAAGCAACAACATACGTTCAGTTAGAAAATTAACACCGATAAAACGTAATATTATTCAATAATATGGCTGTAACACTTGACAAAAAACAGGAGTTGAGGGATCTTCTCACCAAGAAGCCCTTTACGAGAATACTTCCCGACGGTCATTACGACCACGGGTATGTGTTCAATGAACCCACCGAAATACCGGTGACTCAGGACCGGCTGCGTCGTAAGATTGTCACACAGGAGGATTTCCTGCGCGAACTTGATCCGGCCGGACACCTCATCTATGACAAGGAGCTCTTTCCTGATGTATGGCAACAGAACGAGGAGGACGGACGTTGGTATATCCAGGAGATTCCGCGTTATGCCTTCGCCTTCCAACAGATCATCCTCGTCAAACACCTCACGCATCTGTGCGGCAACGACATACAGTTTGAGCTGTCAGATACAAAGGTGACGGATAAAAGTCGTGACGTGTTCATCGCCTTCCGTAACGGATGGGCCAACAAGAACATGGAGGTGGCATGGTATAAGCTGGCTAAATCGGTCAAGGCGACCGGTGACGGCGCCATGGTCGGATATATGGATAACGGCAAGTTAGGATGGAAGATACTGTCATTCCTGGACGGTGACCGTCTCTATCCGCATTACGACCTGCGGACCGGTAAGCTCAGCACGTTCGCACGTACATACTGCAACTACTCGGAAGACGGCAGCGTTACCAAACGTTACATCGACGTATGGGATGACACTTATTACTACCGCTTCGTCGCTGACGGCGATGCAACCAATATCATCGACAAGGCAAAGCAGATAATACTCAAGCTCTTCTCCACCGACGGCTACAAACTCGAGTATAAGGAAAGTCACGGCTTCAACCGCATACCAGTCGCTTATATGCGTGATGACAATGGACCATGTTGGACCTTCTCAGAAGAGAGTATCGAGAACTACGAGATTGCGTTCTCCAATCTCGCACATTCCAACCATGACTTCGGCCTGCCTATCATGTATGTGAAAGGTGAGGGCTCCGAGGAGGTTACTACCGCCGATATGTCTTACGCATCCAAGATCATGATGCTTCCGGAGGATGGTGAGATCGGATTCCTGCAGCGCCAGGATGCAAGTAACGCATACAAGGCTGAGTTGGATAAGGTTGAGGATGCTATCTACAAGCAGTCGTTTGCCGTCAAGACTCCTGAGCTGAAGTCAGGTGATACTCCGGGCGTAGCCCTGAAGATCATGTACTCAGACGCATACGAGAAGGCGATGAATGACGCACAGGAGTATGACGGCTGTGTGGATGATATGGTTCAGATATTCACATGGGGGTATGGTATTGAAGTTGAGATGCGTCTTGACTTCATCTCTACCAACATACGTCATTTCCTGGAGCCTTACATCCACGTCAACGCGACCGAACTCACGCAGAACCTCAACACATCCGTTGTCGGTAAGTTCCTCTCGCGTCAGACAGCCGCAGAGAAGAGCCCGTATGCTACTCCGAACGAATGGGAGCGTATCTGCAACGAAGAGCATGATGCTATGATGAATCAGTTGCTTCTCGAAGAGCAGCGTATTGAAATCCAAAATGACGCCAACGTTGAGATGCAAGAACAGCTCAGCGAGATACAGGCCGACCAACAGATTGAAGTGGCAAAAGCGCAGAACCGGATACAGCAGAACAATGACGAAGGTCAGAAGAAAGTATCCGGCAAGAAGAAATTCTCTGTAGCCACCGGACGTGGTAAGGGCCGTCCCAACCGCAGCGGACGTGATTGGGATGAGAACGGCAATTACGAAGGCCGTAACAATTGGCGCAAGTGGAACGCAACACGCTAAAATATGGCAAGTACCATCAAGATAAGAATCGACGGTAATCGTTACCGCATACCGAAGGAAGATGATATCCGGTCGGCCAAGGACTTCATACTCCAACGTAACGAGAACGCACGTGCTTTGGCTTCACGTATCGATGAAATTCTTGATGATATCGCAGAACAGATTGTCACCATCTGTTACCGTTATGACGTGGATCCCCTGATATTCACCATCAGTTATGAATATAACGAAGATATGATGAATGAGATTGCGGAAGTTATGGACCAAGCCGAAGAGCTGATACTGAACCTCATCTACGAGTATTCGACACGTGTTACAGCCGATAAAGATCATATGGCGTTTCTCGTGGCGTGGATTCAGACGCTCGGACGTAACAACCGCAACCAGGAGGAGACACTCTATGGTTATCTCTTCAAGACGATGAAGGACTATGAGGCCGCTATTGCCGCGCTGCGATACAAAGAGGTCTCCATGGCCGATGCCATCACCAAAATCAAGATGTATAAGCATCAGATATACTCCATGCCTGAGATATTGGAGGCTTTCAAGCACAGCCGGGATTTCAGTGCACAATATATCCAGACCCTCGGCGTGCAGGCCGGCGCCGTGGGCCTGTCCAACAGTGGTGCGACCAACGTAACCAATATGGCGAAGACGACACTGCAGATGGCGTGGATGAAATCACTGCGTATGGATTACGAAGCCAATGGAGTCGTCGGATATTACGTATTAAGAGGTTCGACGTATAACTGCGCTAAATGTCAGGAGCAAGTTGGATTCCATGAGATAAGCGACATAGAAGGCTTCCCGCCCCAACACCCACATTGCCAATGCTATGTTATTCCTATATATCCCATAGAACCATAATTTTTGCGTCATAAAACATACTTTACCAATACTTTACTGGTATATAAACAGTATCTATCCCGAACTTCGTGAGAGATGAGGATAGGCAGACTTAGTACCCCTGCTGACAAGGCTAATCTGATGGGCTTTCCTCATTTTTTCAATCATCAGAGTCGTTTAACATCAGAAGTAATGGATAGAATTGAAGACTATGCTGTAAACTCAGCTCGTTGGCTCTCATTAGAAGATTTTGAGGGTGAAATATGGAGAAAGACAAAATCCTTTGCCGGATTGTGTCAAGTAAGTAATTTAGGGAGAGTAAAAGTAAAAAGCAGAACAAATTCCAATAATCAATTTTACCCCGAGCGCATATTAAAAGAGTACAACAATGGGAATGGTTATTTTGTTGTTAAGATATACATACACAACAAAAAATGTATGGAATATGTTCACAGATTGGTAGCCACAGCGTTTATACCTAATCCCCAGCAACTACCAACTGTAAATCATAAAGATGAGAACAAGAGCAACAACAAAGCATCAAACTTAGAATGGGCTTCTTATCTATACAATAACATCTATGGTACCGTAAAGATGCGTTCAAGAAAAACGTTGATAAAAAGCGGAAATGCGACTCCTGTTGATATGTATGATTTAGAGGGTAACTTTATCAAGCATTATGATTGTTCTTTTGATATGGAAAAGGATGGAATATCAAGAAGAGCAGCTTTAAATGTTTGTAGAGGCCGAAATAGAAGTTATCATGGATTTGTTTTTGTTTTTGCAGGAGAGGTATTTCGATACAGAGAAGCCAATCATCGCATTAAAGGCCAAAAGAGAAAAGTTATAAAGAAAGATCACGATGGAAATGTAGTATTTGTTTACGACTCAATAAAGGCCGCTGAACGTGATAATGGTTTAAACCGGAATTATCTTTATAGTGCGACTTATGCAGCTTCACGGCAAGCTTTGATTAATGGCTTCTATTTTCAAATAATCAATCAATAATATCTATCCGATAGAAACAGAATGAGCGAGGATTTCTCCCCGCTCATTTTTTTATTGCGCGTCTTCGGCCGCTTGGATGATGGTATGCGCCATATCTATGACACGGCCCATCTCCACCGGTTTAATCTCCTTGCCTTTGATCTCCTTCATATGCTCGTTATAGGAGAACAGAAGCGGACATTTATTACATTTGAGCGGAAAGACGAAACTGATATTATCCGAATCATCTTCTATGCCTTGCTCGTTCTTGGTCTTTATTTCGTTGTATTTGGCGAAAAGCTCGGCGCGTTCCTTGGAACCCAAAGGCTGTTGCTGTGCAGACCTGAGTATTTCCTTCATCACCTCCTCGGTATCTACAAGCTTTACCTCATCGAGTTTGGCCGGTGCAGCCACACCATCCTTGATACGTGACCGGCGGTCCTCAAGAAGTTTGTTGAATTTCGCACTCTCGACAACGGTCTTGCGCACGCTGGAGTTGAGATGCTCAGCCCGGCCCATATTCTCCGGATAGGCGATGACGAACGCATCTTCCTCCGAGTAGCCGACGGCCATGAGGTCAGCCATAACAAGGTATTGTATGGTGACGCCTAATTTCTTCGCTTCGTTTTCTTTTTGTTTGGATAAAGTAATCATTGCCAGTATTGTTTGTTTGTTTCAAGCCATTCCGATTCATCGCTGTTCATCCAGCTCCCATGACCGAAATGGATAATATAATCTCTGATATCTACGTGATTCTCGGGTAATTCCGCCGTATGACAGGCTTCGTAGAACCAACAGCCGGTATCATACCCGACATCTGGCTTTCTGCTTGTCAGGGCGAACATCTTATCGTCATTATAATAACTAATCCCATGCTTGCGCATCATCGGAACATTGATATAACAGATGAACGGCAAGACACGAGGGAGGGTAACACCAAAACGGCTCGTATGGACCTGAAGCTGGCCGGTCCACACGCAGGAGTCATCAAAGAGTGGCGTGATATCTTTCTTCACAAGAACATCACTATCCATGAGAAGGAATCCTTCGGGTATAAGGCTGCAGCATACGTCCACACTGATACAATGCTTTGCGCTGCCGTATTTGTTCTCAGGTGTGGGTACTTTGTCTTTATGCCAGCTTATAATACCGTCAAGATCCGCAAGTACGCCTGTGGTGTTATCAAGAACAGTCACGTTGTCGAAGGTATTGACAAAAGGTTCTTTGTCGCTGTTATCAAAGACAGTGATATTACAACCTGGCGTATGTTTGTTAAGTGAACGTATGGCGGCATCAGTAAGGGCCTGTGTGTTATAATGCACAATTAAGACGTTTCTGTGCAATGACGCATGGAAAGCCGGCATACCCGTCAGATGGCGCATCAAGTCATCCTTCTCACGTGTCCATTCATTGTATTTGAAGAACCGGCCGGCGTAACAACTGCGGAAGCCGTCGATACTGTCTTTGTTACCGGTGCCTTTCTGCCATTTGCCGGAGAAATACTCTTCGGTGGTCTTTGTTATATAATGTCTGAGGTATGCAATGGTATAACTATCAGACTGAAAAGGGATCTGCCTGCACATCTCACCCAAAGATGTGCAACAGAGAAGCTGTGGTGAATTTGGAATGTGAGGAGTTGCATAAAAGCAAACATCTTTCAAACCTCCGCGTAGCATACATTTGCAATGCTCGTTATCCTTATGATCAGAATATTGCACGTGCATCTCACCTGGGAGCGGCTTGGTAAAGCGTTCCTGTAAACCGCGTCCGTCGTCGTATACAAGTCCGTTGTCACCAAAATTCATCCAATTGAACAACACACAGTCCATACCGTCATAACGGGCCATCAGTTCATGGATGTCTGCGTCCTTCACGATAGTCAGATATTCATCAAAGTCGAAAAAAGCCATCCATCTGAATACCCGGCTATACTTGCGGTACACAGCAGAATAGGCAGCGCACTGCACGCCGGTTTTATTGCGAAAGTCTATTATCTCCACCTGGCCCGCCTGAATATACTCATATAAGACATCCTCAAAACGCTCCTCTCCATCCCGGTTGTTGTCACATATGATGATATGGTCAAAACCTAACGACAGATAATGCTGTACATATTCACGTGCATAGCGATTCTCCTGACGTCCGATGACACAGAGAGCCACGCCAGTGCCGACAGGCTCAGGCTGTCTTGACGGCTGTTCTGTATGTTGTCTACCTATTCTCATCTGGTTCAGTATAATCGACAGGAGGCATCTTCTTCAACCTGTAAGCCTTTATTGTGGTCTTTCCGTCATATATGGCATGACATATGCGGTGAAAACCGTCAGCCACCTGGCCGTAGTCATCGAGGACGATTGGATAGTTGTAGTCTGCATTGAGCGTTCTTTTCATCTGCCATATAAAGTCATCGGCATTCTCAACGCGGAAGCCCATATTCAGCATATTGTATGCAGCGAGAGGAAAATCAAAAGCCTCAAGCTTCTGTTCCTTGACAGCACGCAACAAAGTGGTGGCGAGCCACACCTTCTCGCCACGCTTATACTGACTTTCCTCGAACGTGAAGTTCTCAAACTCAACTTTCGGTGCCGCCATTGTTCTGCTCGATTTGGTCCATGATCTCCTGCACCTGCTCGTCGGTTTTCATCTCTTCCTTGCTCAGTTCCTTCTGAGTAACATTGTCGAAAGTCTTGCGCCAGGAGAGATAATCCTTGATGACATGATCGGCCGTATCCTTGAATGACTTGAATTTCTTCTTGTCACTCAGCAGTGTCGGGTCGGCATAGGCACCACCTACCATGAAGACACCCTCATGGTAATAGCCGTTGGTGATATTTGATACCCACAGCATATTGGAGAAGACAGTGGTCAGATAATCCTCACCACGTTTCTTAGCCTCCTCGTTGTCACTCATATACCAACCATAGGACTGCATGAGCATGATGAACATCTCATAGGTCTCCGCGATACGTGTCATCCACGTACCTTCGAGGTTGCTGATGTTAATACATTCAATCAGTTCTTTCTGCTTGCGGACCACGGTACGGCCCTTGCCGTCCATCTCTTTGTTGGTTATATCCGGAGTGAATGTGAGTTCCATCTTGGAACGCCATACTTTGAAATTACCGACACGTGCTGGTTTACCAAACGGTATCTTTGCTAATTCCTTCTCCATTATAGAACGAGTTTAATGATTATTTCCGAATTACGGCGACGCAGCCATCCGAAGAGACCGTGACCCGCGTTGACGTGCAGCGTAGTGGATACGTTACTCTCGTTATAGAGCTTCTTGCACATATAGAAGAGTTCGAGGTCGGAGCCAAGTCCGTTCTCCATCATCTCTACCGGCTCGACTTCCTTACCTTCCATAACCTCCTGACAGCGTTCCATCTGCAGGTAGGCGCGGACCAATTGCTCACGTGCGTCCTCATCACTGAGTGAAGCCACGAACTCACGCAGGATCGTTTCTTTTCCTTTTTCTTTCTTCATATTCACTTCTTTTTCTTGTCGAAGTTGAATGACTTGGCCTTAGCCGGAGCTTTGGCTTTCGGGGTCTTGGCGGTCTTTGCGGTCTTGTTCTGATTTTCCTCAGGAGCACCCTGCTCGGATTCATTCTTGGCTCCCACCGATGCAAGAGCGGCTTCCACTGAGGCTTCTGCAGCGGCCTTAGCTATATTCTCTGCCTTTTCAGCAGCCATCTTCTCGGACAGCGCCTTGGTCTCATCCTCGAAACCTTCCTCAAGCAGTAATGACAACTGCTCGTCCTCTGGCTTCTCCCTGATCTCCTTCAGACGGTTGGCACGAGATTGTTCCTTGAGTTCCTGAATGTGTTCCTCGGCATACCTATGCTCGAGGTCATCGGCTGCTTCCGTCAGGCCGGCTTTACGCAGGGCTTCCACCTGCTCTTCCTTCGGGAGAGCCATAGCCTCATCCAGGAGTTTCTGCTTCATCTCGTCGGTCATAGACTCGGCCTTAGGCTCTTCTTTCGTCTCGGCCTTCTTCTCGGTTTTAAGAAACTTCACACCGGTAAGGGTGGATTCATAGATCATTGACGCATCGCGTCCTACTCTTATTCTTGTCATAGTTGTAAATTATTTAATGTTCCACATTTTGTTTGCTCCATCTGCATCGAACAGCACATCGATATTGGTTCCTTGCTTCTGCGCTATGATATCCCATGCCTTCAACTGAATGAATTGCTGAGCGGATAACCCCATCTCATTCTGATAGGCTTTATCCGCAATGGCACGCTGACGTTCGGCTTTCTCACGTGCTACCTGCACCTCCACCTCACGCTCCTGCGTCTGTTTGGCCTGTACAGCCTTGGCGGTCTTGTTCATCTCCTCAAGCTGCTCGGCGTTCGGTATGGCGCGGCCGATGACCACCTGCTTGATTTCCACGGGAAAATCCTTATCCTTCGACAGCTCAGCAATATAATCCTTCATCTCCGCCAGGACTTTGTTATCTATCTCATTCAAAACCTCGCGGTTGGACATCAGGTCGAAAGGACTATGCTGAGATATATAATCACGTACTCTATTGCAGTAGTAATTATAGATGTTCGTATTGAACCAATCGGTACCGTAATTCACCAATAAGACAGGAGACTTACCTTTGATGACCTGTGTGATGATGACGGTATGGAAGTCAAGCGGTGTGTTATCGTTGGATACGAGATCCTCCATATCCACCTGCTGCTTCTGAGGCACAATCTTGAACGTCTCGCTTGACGTACTCCACCAACACCAACGCAGGCCGGTAGTCACGGGTTCCTCCTCTACACCGCCATGACCGAAGAACCATGGTTTATGTACGAGGACACTCTCCTCATCTGCATCCGGACGGACGCCATGACATGAGGTTAATGCAATGCTTGTAAAAGCTACTGCCAGAAAGAATACTAATCTCTTCATAATATAAATGATTTAGTGAATAAAATAGTCTTTGTATTTCGGATAATTCTTCATCGCTTCTTCTGTAAGTTCGGCCGGACGGATATATCCTTCAGCACGGAGGGTGCGTGCAATGACACGCGGGTCGTCTTGTTTGCAAAGGGAAATAATACGCCTCAACTGTGAGGTGTCATAATTACGCAAAGCCTCATACCATTCCGGCTCTTCCTGCTTGCATTGCGCCAGGAAAGAACTGATCTCACCTGTATCACCGTATATAGCGTCTCTACCTATCTTCATACCCTTATCTGTTGAATATTCTCTGCCACAGGTTGCGGTGTTTGAGACGCTCGCATTCCTTCTTCATATCGTCAATCCTGTTTTTGAGTGCTGCAATCTCCTCCGCCGCCGGCATCTCGCACTCCATATGTACACGCGGGCCGTACAGTTCTTTCATCTTGTCACGGACCTCACAGTAGATAAAACTGATAAATTCATCGGCATTATCTGTACTGTGCTGTAACAGACACTGATCGAAATTACCTTTCACCAGTTGAAGAATGCTCATCATCGCTTCTTCAAAACACGTGATGATGCGTTCCTTCTCCGATATCTGCTCACTGAGATACTTGATTTCGTTCTTGTTCATATTCTTGCTGTTAATAACCTCTTCATCAAATGTTTCCAATCATCCTCGCTGAAATGTCTTTGATAACCTACATAGGGTATCGCTCTGATTTCAGATGTGTTATAGCCATGAATGGTCTTATCCTCGTAACGTACCTTGACGACAAAGGGATTATGTTCGCTGAAAGCAACGATAGGTACTATCTCGCCAAAATGGTCGTTATACACCAGGATTTCGACCATCTGCCCAATTTTGTATTTATCCCTCGATTTATCCATAGTCATTTTATTGCTTGTGCGTATTCTATTGCCTTCTCGCAGAAGATGCCATAGGCGTAGCCGTTACCCGTACGCTTGTGGTTACTGCCGTCATACCATCCGAGCCTATTCATCTCCTTACCGAAGGCACGCTGTGACAACGGCTCCTGCAGCCATTTCTCACAGAACGCCACGTAATCCTCATAGAGGGCCGACGCATAGACCCATTGTATCTTGTCTTCCCAATGGCCGGTACGCCGGTTGCTCGAAAAGCCTTTCTTCCTGAGGAACACCTGCACCGACTGGCCGTTCTCCAGCATATACTCTGTCATCTCATCATCACCGGCAACAGTGCTACTGAACTGCCAGTTGTCACGTATGAGCATGCGCAGACCTTCTATCATCCAGTTGCGTATACCCGGGAGTTCCCTCAATAGTTCCGATGACAGCTCGCGGTTCATATCCTCCGCCGATACCGTCGTGCGGAACGGAATGAACAAGAGACGGCGCACGAGAGCCTGGTCCATCTGACGGTTGACCGGCTTGCGGTTCATATTGAATACAAGAAACGGTATGTCGAAGGTCGTCTCGGGATCTCGTCCTATACGGCGTATGGTCTGGGGCTCACCGCTGCACAGAGCCTTAAAGGTATCGGCATACTTGCTTATGTCATCAGCCTGTATCTCCGAGCAGTAATTGAAGATCTTACCTACTATCGAACCGATGAAACGGGCACGGACATCAGACGAGCCGCTGAGCAACGTATCCAATCCAGCATAGCTGATATTATCCGCACCATAGACACCACGGACCACATCGAAGATGGTAGACTTGCCGTTGGCACCGTTACCTATCAGCCACAGCGTCTCCTCAATCTTATGCGTCATCTTCTTGCGGTCCACACAGCCCAATCCAAGGTACTTCTGCAACTTCATTATCTCGGCCTTCGGCAGTATCGAACTCAGGAACGCCATCCAATGCGGACAACCCGCCGTGGGGTCATAGTCATACGGCAGTATACTAACCACCGGCATACGCTCATCAAACGAGTGATACACCGGATTATCTATATCAGTGAAATCCCATACGCCGTTACGAAATCCTATAACAGACGCACTGAGCTCCAACGGAGACATACTCGCACCTCCACGGGCAGAATACAGTATCTTACTCCTCGCATTCACCAAATCAGACTTCCTGGCTCCTCCCTGTACCAAAGCCTTACTCAAAGCAGTCTCCAAGACTATATCCGCCAAAGGACACCACTTACATCCGTCAAAGTAAAATACATCACCCATATAGGACCGGAAACACTTGCTGCAGGCATCCATGATTACTTCCTGATACATATACACACGGTCTCCTGACGAATATATCCTATACGACTCCTTCAAGGGATTTTTGTTCAATGACTTGTAAATCAACTCGCTGAGAGAGTCTATAAGCGTGAAACTGTCGTTTTGTGTACCTTTACCCATATATAAAAACAATACTAAAAACAAACTAAATCCCGATACTCGAAAATTGGTACATTTGGTTCATTTGGTTCATTTTTTGACAAATATCTATTATAGAAATCAAGCAGTTACAAAAATCATTGGTAATCTATATTTGGTTCATTGAAATTTTTTATGGTTCATTTTTGAGCCAAAATCAGCCATTTTTCAATATTTTCTTACATTTTTGACCCCAAAATATGCCCTATTTTACCCACTTTTTTGATGTTTTTCGACAGCATTGCTTCGCATTGTACCTATGATCATACATCATGGATATAATATACTGTGTAAGAATTTATCAGCATGAGGACTGTGCAAATCGTAAAATGAAAAAATTAAAAAATGAAAATTGAAAATCTCGGCGAGGAGTCATTACCGGTGATCTGGTTTGCCGTTTGGGGCAGGGGTATACCCTTCCACAATAGCGCACAAATGCACAATAGCGCGTTTTTTGTGTATATTATACCATATAATAAACTCGGTCAAAACGGCATATAAAATACTGACATTTTGGCGGAAAGTCATCCCAAAACACCATAACCAAAATGTAAGTATTTTTCACTTTGTAAGAATTTTTCCTACCTAAAAGCCGGATATTTTTTGCACACTTTTGAAAATTACTTACAAATTGGATCAAAAAACGGCTCCTGGTGGCTTGTAGCGGTATACGTCTATTTTCAAAATTCTTTACAAGATATAACTATACTTTTGTATGTATGTAAAAATATATCATATGCCCTACAAGTACCTACAAGCCCGTTTTTGTGATATGGTTAAAAATATGCCCTACAAGCACCTACAAGGCACATTTTCAGACCATTAAAAAAGCAAAGTAAAAACTTCTTACAAAAATAATTTCCTTATTGCTTGTTGTTACTTATGTATTTTTTAATTTTGATATATAACAAGTTCTTTGAAATTATGAAACAATTCACGCGCGGACCACGTTTCGCGCGCGGAACGGCTATTGTCGTTTTTTCGCGCGTTCCTGGTTTGCGCCATTTAATAACACTTTAAATTCAAACGTTATGAAAAAAAATGAAAATTCAAAAGGTATCGAGAATTTGAACGAAGTTGCAACAATTGACGCAACAACAACAAAAAGTAGCAAAAAAGGTGGTAAAAAAGAAAGTGCAAACGAAGAGCAAAAGTTTACTAAATCAGATTTATTCGGATGTTTGCGAAGTTTGTTTGATTTGGATATTTTGACGTATTCCGAAAAGTTAAAAACACTTTGCACCGATTTTGTAAGCGGTAAAATTTCCGCTATTGAATTTGACCGATTAAGAGCGGAAACAAAAAAACAATGTGTACCGCCCGAGATTACGTCTATTGATGATTTTTTAAACCGAAAGGGTGTTAAAGTTTTATTAAATAAAATTTGCGACTTATACGGCACTACATTTGATAAAATTTTGGATATTATTGTAGTGCGTGAGCCTGAAGGTTTGCCATCAATTAAAATTTATTCAAAAGACCAAAACGACAATTGTACTTTGACAATGGAAAACAATTTATTTTTCCGTTTGGATGATTTAAGCGCATCCACTTTTATAGCGGGTATCGCGGGAGCTGGTGTTTTTCTTAACTCAATAAGAGTTGCAGCAAACAAAAAAGCAAATGACCGCAAACAATCATTTAAAGCAATTGACGAATTATTGAAACGCGGAGTAATTGACGCAACAAAAGCGGAGGAGTTGAAAAATTTAGTTTGTTAAATTCTCAATCATTTGGGGAGCAATTCAAAAAGAGTTGCTCCCTTTTTTTATACCCTTTTTGGAAAAGCTGGAAACCTGGCTTGTAGGTTCGATCCCTACGAGGGTAACAAATTGTTTCTTTGACATATTTAATGTAGCGCGATCATCGCGGAACGATGATAGAATCAGCGCGGATCTGGAATTATGGCGGATTGAAAAATATCCGCTTTCCTGGAACTTGCTGATTTGAAAATCGCGAAATGGCTGACCGCTCAATCCTGGGGAATCGTGAATTCCTGGATGCAAGCGACAAATCAGATTATCGGTTGAAAATCGTGTATATCCTACAAAGAGAGAAATCTCCTACGGCATAAAGAGTGAAGTAAACGGATAGTTTGGTCAGTTAATATGGAAAAAGTGAAACCATAATTTTGTTTTGAGACATTTTTCTGATGCGGGAGGGAGCAATACGGCTCTCTCCTTTCGCGGTATGGATACGGAAAATAATTTCCTGGAGTCCGATTCTCTACGCGGAACAAATTCAAAACGAAAGATTATGAAAGAAAACATTTCCACACCGGAGTATTTCCTCAGGAAATCCCCGGCTGAAAGAATTGCGATTTACACGATTGTAGGTCGCGAGGATCTGGAGAGTACGTTAAATCACCGCAAGGATTCGGATGATTGGCGCGAAAGGTTTTCGTATCAGTTGGAGCGGTGGTTCAATCGTCTGAAATGGTATATGAAAACCTACAAACTCTCAAAGGAGAATCTGGCAGAGCATAACCTGGATTATGCGGACTGCGTGAATTTCTATTATTCTCATCGCGGATGATTCCGCGGTGTGAAACCACACACTTAAAACAAACAAGATTATGAAAGCAAAAGATTTACTGAAATGGATTATTGACGAATCCGCTTATCAAAGACTCAATTGGACCGGAATTGACCGCATCATTTATGATGCCGATTTTGATTTTGAGAGATTCTTTGGAACAGTTCCGCCAAAGGATATGCCTTTTGGTGACTATCTCTACATTTGGGATGATTGCATCGGTGATTTGTCACTGAAAGAACTGCGCAACCTGGCGGATGAAATCTACGAGCTGGAAGTTAACGGAGAAAAAATCTACCTCGTGAGAATTGAGGATTAAGTACGATAATTCCTCAAAGTACGAGAAATGACTGCGGATAGTACGATAATTATCCGCAGTACGAAAAATCCCGCAACGGATGGGAGTCAGGTTGCTTCTTCCGAAATTAAAAAAGCAACTGCTGACCGGCGGTTTTGTCCGGTAGTGGCGGAGAGTTGGGAGATACTCTCCGCTGCGCTTTTTTTTAGTACGATAATTCACACTCAAAACCAAATGTTATGAAAAAGATTGTATTGGATTTCCTTTGTAAGAAAATACGATTAATGGATGAAGATTACACCATCGGTGGTCTGATTGTAGTTTTTCTCGGTCTGACGATGTTTATCCTTCTCTGCGGATTCCTGGAGTATTTGGGAAATCTCTGAGCGATTGCGGATCTGGCGCGAGCCTATCCGCAGTACGATATTGTCTCACACTTTAAAATATCAGAATTATGAAAACAAGAATCACAAAGATTGTACGCGGTAAGGTTTATATGATTGCTGCGAAAGTTACGGGAGCGAATTTCTGGAGAAATCCCAATCAGCCGGCAGAATATCAGCGCAAGCCGTTGTTCGCCTATTGAATTGTGTCGGGGAGTACGATAATTCCCCGATGCGCACACACTTTAAAACAAAACAAATTATGAAAGATTTCTTGAATTTTGACGATGTGTACGAGAGTATTCTCGGCATCTACAAAGGAGTTATCGAAGATTTCGGCTACGAGCACCGCGAGGATTTCTACGATCTGGCGGATGAACGCGCTACTTTCTCAGCGATAGAAACTTTGGATTCTATGCGCAGATATGTCCATAAGAAAAATACTCATATGGACGGCAATTTCTGCGATATCCGCGATGATTGGAATCATCCTGGATTCGTGGAAAGCGAAGTAAAACCCTGGGGCGATTTTGATGCAGTCATCGCGAGCATAGATGATGAAACCATCAGTGAAAAAGATTTGGATAAATTCCAAACCTGGGCGCTTGATTGGTTCTTCACCGCGTTCGGCACTTACGGATTATCCTATAATTTCGGAACGACACTGAATGAGATGATCTACGAGGAAGAGCTGGAAATCGCTTGAATTATCTGCGAGGAGTACGAAAACTCTTCGCGGAGCCAACACTTAAAACAAAAAAAACGATTATGGAAACATTTTATTCAACCCATTTGAAATGTTGTGTTCGTCAGATTCAAAAGAGAACGGCTCGCAAATTATTTTACGAGGGCGAAACAATTTATCTGCAATCATCAAATTTGCATTTTGATAATATTTGGCAATTTGCTTGCGATATAAACAAATCACGCGCATCCTACGGAGAAACGTTTGATACTATCTGCAATGCTTGGGTGTATTACAACTGCGATAATGAGCGCGGAAAATACATTCATTTCTACGTCAAATGCTGAATTTATTCCGCAAGCGAGCGATCTCTTGCGGAGTACGAATGTTTCACACTTAAAGCAAATTTATTATGGAGAAAATCATCACAAGACTCAGAAACCTCAACGCTGATTGCTATGATCTGGCGAAGAAAATGGAAAAAGAATTGGTCAGCCTTGTCAATCTGTGTGGCGGAGAAATCAATTGCGAGGATCGGGAAGATTGCGATACTATCTACGGCATCGCATTTGACGAAGGATTCGAGCAGTACCGCGAGATAGAAATCCTGAAAGTATTCGTGGAAAACGGACACCTGTGTTTCCGCGGAAAGTTCCTTGCTCCGCCATCACTCGTCCTGGAGGAGAGCGAGCCGGAAAAATTCTACATATTTGACGGAATGACTATGGCTGTGCCGACACTTCTGCTTATTGCCGAATGTCTCCCCGAATATCTGGTAGTAAAATGAATTTATTCTCTGCGGGAGCGATTCCGCGGAGAGTACGAAAATTGTCTAACACTTAAAACAAACGTTATGTATTACTGCATTGAATATCTCTATTGCGAAGAGAAAAACGGCATTTATTCGCATCTGCCGGTTACGTCGCAAGTTACGCAATATTTGCAAGTAGCGAAAGATTGGTTTGAAACCGCAAAGAAAGTTCATTTGGATTCTTGGCGCACAAACAAACTTATCAGCGAGCAAGACCGCAAGCTGGATTATATGTGCTATATCAAATCTGCTTTGTTTGAATGTCGCGAAGCTGGTTATCGGAAAGGATTCTACGAAATTCTTCTGAGTTGCTATTCTCACAATCCGTGTTTGGTGGAATAATCGCGAATTTACCGCGATTTTTGCCCCACAAACGATTTTCTCCCTCTGAGTGGTAGATTTTTCCACGAGGGTGTGAGAAAATTCTCTCAGCGCGAAAAATCCCAAGGATTTGCAGAAATCCTGGGGATGCTATGTTTCACCTTAAAAATTCAAGATTATGATTAAAGTAAATGAATGTCCGTATTGCGGTAGTGAGAATTTAGAACCTTGTAACAACGGAGTTGGTAGATTCCACTGCAAGGATTGTGATTGGCTTTTTGATGCGGAAGATGCTATCCGCGAAGAATATCGCCACAAGATTTCTGCTTTGCTTATGGATACGAGTGAAGAGAATCAAAAGAAGTGCGAGATTTGCTTGGAAAATCCCCACGCAGTCGGATTGAGTTGCCTTGAAATGGACTGGATTGACTCCGCGTTTCAAGTCCCTGGCGATGGAACAATTTGGTTCCACAAAGAGCATGAACTAAAAGATTCTTATTTGGAATTTGACGAAATGGAAATTTGGGAACTCAAATGTATCTTTGAAGGATTGCTTGACTGATTGTTTCTGCGGGTAGGAATATCCGCAGAAATTCTATGTTTCACCTAAAACAAAACGTTATGGAAAAAGTCAGAACAATTGAACTCTACGATTCTTACGAGAAAGATCGCGAACTTCATACATTCTTCGTGTATCGCGGTTGGTGTGCAAGAAAAGGCGGAAAGATGTGTTTCCACATCAGCAAATACATCCGCGCCAAATCAAATTTCTGCAATTATACGCAAGATGATGTGTTTACAATGGATTCGTCAAGATTTGACACTCCGGAATATTTCAAGGAAGTTGTGGACGGACACTGCGAATATCTTGTCAGAGCCTTTGGTTCGCTCGAAAATGCATATGCTCAGAATCGCTGAAATCCTGGGAGAGCAATCTCCCAAGATTTGCAAAATGTTTCACTTAAAACTTACGATTATGGAAACTTGGGAAAAATGGAACGCAGTGAGAGAAAAGTTGGGTGACGAGGAATTTCTCCTTCACATTCAGAATTTCTTCAGCAATGACAGATTGGAAGAAATGCTCGACGATGCTATCGACCAATACGATTTGCAGTATCACTATCCGAAAATCTTCGGCTCTATGTATGACGATGACGAAGAAACTCTGCCGTTTTGAGTGATTATCTGCGCAAAAGAGCAATCTTCCGCGCAGTACGAAAATGTTTCACTTTAAAACAAATGGTTATGAAAAAAGACAAGTATTATTTCGGAATCTTCAATTCCTGGGATCGCTGCGACGAAGAAATCCGCAAGGAAGTCCTTGAAGGAATCTGCGAGTGTAATGATTTGAATATCGAGGATTATGACATCTGGGATACAATCGTAGACGAGGACATCTGGGAATCGCTCGAATGTGAGAAGATGAATCTCAACGTCGAGACCGGAGGTTACATCCTGGGATTCGCGACTCTCGGCCTATGGTGGGGACGTCCTATATCCTACAAGAAAATCGGCACGAACGTCGCTGATATCTTTGACAATTTCTGCGGTGGCGACGATGTGGAATGGTACGCGGACAGATACAACGTGCGCCTTAACGCATCACACCACGACGGCACGAACTGCATCGTCTACCGATGGGTGGAGAGCGAGGAGAAGGCCGACGAACTCTGCGACAGAATCTACCGCGGAGAAATCAAGAGCGAGGATCAGTTGTTCCGGCTGACGAAATCCATTCGTCCGTTCGTGTCTAAGGTCTACGGATGGAAGAACTACGGACGTCAGAGCGCCTGAGAAAAGCTGGCGGGAGAGAGCAATCCTTCCGCTCGCACACTAACTCAAAACTTTAAGATTATGTTCTACACACTACACATCAACATCGGTGGAAGAGTCCACGATAGATTCTTCCATGAGTTCGACAACGTCAAAGAGCAGTACGACAAAGAGATATCCGACCGCGTAACATCGGGTTGGACAATCAACAACAACGTGAACCGCTTTGACGTGGCGAAGGGTCAGCTATACACCTACGTTACAGGAAAGACTCCGCAAGGCGAGGACTTCCTAATCTGCATCTTTGACACATATTGGGAAGACGAATCGTCGAAGGAGATTCTGGAATCCGACAAGATTTATTCGTATCTTTCCTGGCGTCATAACATCTTCCACGCGGATATGATCCACCGCGCCATCTACAACGAAGATATCTCCGAAAAGGATTTCATGTCCGCATGTCAGAAAATATATTCTGCGGAGGAAGACGGCATGGATGAATATACTCCCTCGGAGTTTGAAAACGTATAATTGTTTTTTATAACGTTTTAAAGTGTTATTCGGATGTCTGCGTTGCGAAACGCGGGCATTTTCCCTTTCTCTCTGAGGGTGAGCAATCACTCTCGGAGAACTCACACTAAAACACAAAGATTATGGAAGAACCGAAGAACGTAAATGAAATGAGCATCCGCCAAATCAATGCTTATTTCCGCAAGAATGACGATTCTAAGAAATGGCCGGTATGCGGACGATTCAACGCAACCGAGAGAGCGATACGCAGACTGCGCAAATCAAGACGCGAGGGATTGGAAATTAATCCTGGCTTGGAGTATTATCTTGCTCTCGAGCAAGAAATAATCAGAATCGTCAATGACCCGCGACTTTGAGGAGGAGCAATCCTCCCTGAAGTCCACACACTTAAAACAAAATGGTTATGAGAAAGACAAACAAGAATCTGAACGTCATCAACGTGATACGCGAAAATGGCGATATAGAGGAAATCTGCACGTATGATGGAAAGTTCTCCGCATACTACGCACTCACACTTTTCATCTGCAGGAAATACGGACGTAATTTCTATAACCGCAGAGATCTGGAATGGGCCCGCAAGAAGATCATCGTGGGAATGTCAAAGAAAACTTGTTTCTTCTATGAGGGTAAGGACGTCTATTCGTGCTGCGCTCCCGAACTGAGATTGTATGACGAAGGAATAAGCAGCAGCGAGTTTGAATTTGAGCCTGCGATGCCGGCCGTCTGATTATCCGCGAGGAGAGCAATCTCCTCCTGGATGCCAATGTTTCACACTTAAAAATCAAAATTATGTCAGTAATGGTTATTTCCTATCAGCAGATTGCTGATGCTGTTTTTTACGCAAAGAAGTTCTACAAGAACGCAGAAGTCGGAACCGCGTGTTCTATGTGCCCGATTCTTGCAGACATGGCTGAGGATGCGATAGAAGATTTCTTCCGCAATCTCTACATTTGGAACAATCTTTCCTATGACGTCGCCTACAATCGTGAGCGCCATGATTTTGACGCCCCTCTGATTGAAATCGATTTTCGGAACGCGGTTCCTCGCGGACGCGACACCAATCTCTTGCAGTTTGTTCACACTTTGGAGTTTCTGTTCTACAACATCGAGGACTACACCATCAAAGATGTTGCCGACGAAGACGAATTTTGGGGTAGCATCGTGGATAGAGAGCAATTGATAAATGATATCTATCTGCTTAGCAAGATTATCCAACAGATTTGCCGCAGATATATGGATGCGCAGATGTCTCTCTCGGGAACGAAATGGGCGTACTAAGGTTTTGGGAGAGTAAAATCTCCCCTGACCGCAAAAATGTTTCACTTAAATTCTACGATTATGGCTTATACGATTAAAGGTTTAGCAAAAGCAAA